CCATATGACGGTGGCGCTGTATGCTGTGCGGGGGCTGGCCAGCCTGCGGATGGACGCGGAACACGCGGCCATGGAGGCGGTACTGTGCGTGGACCCCATGGAGGTGGGAGCTGCTGAAAAGCTGGGCCAGCAGATCGAGCAACAGGGCCGGGAGCTGGGCGCGGCGATCGAGGCGCAGAGTACGGCGCTGGGCAAGCGCATCGACGGGCAGGAGGCGTTGCTGGGTGCGGCGCGCGTGGCGGCGCGGCGCACTGTGGCCGCGGATGCGGACGCCATGACGGCGGACGAGCTGGCCGCCTGCGCGCCGCTGTTTGATGCGTGGGACGGCGGTAGCGTGGCCTATTCCGTGGACGACATCGTGGCCTATGACGGCGCGCTGTACCGCTGCGCGCAGGCGCACACGTCGCAGGCCGGGTGGACACCGGACACGACCCGTGCACTGTGGACGCCGATGGGCGTCAGCGCGGATGACCCGGAGGCCGTGCCGGAGTGGGTGCAACCCACGGGGGCGCATGATGCGTACCCGAAGGGTGCGCATGTGATGCACGGCGGTATTGAGTGGGTGAGCGACGTCGACGCCAACGTATGGGAGCCGGGCGTGAGCGGATGGACGCAGGTGGGTGGTGACGCCGGATGACGGGCAGGCTCGCGGCGCTGTTTGCACCGATTGTTAATGCCGCGAAACTGGCCGCGTGGCCGGTGGGCAGTATCTACATGAGCATGGTGGCCACCAACCCTGGCACATTGTTCGGCGGGACGTGGGTGCGGATGGAGAACAGATTCCTGCTGGGCGCTGGAAGCGGATATGCCGCAGGTGCCACAGGTGGAGAGGCCACCCATAAACTAACAACAAGCGAGATGCCAAGCCATAGACACGATTTATTCTCCAACACATTTGCATGGGGTGTTACCAGTGGCTTCGCTTCGCCGGTTAAGGTTGATACAGCAATAGCTACAGCTGGTTACCCGACAGGAAATTCGCTTGTTACAGATCAGGGTGCATCCCGCTTCACGAATTATAGCGGAAGTAATAATGCTCACAACAACATGCCGCCATACATTGCCGTTTACATGTGGCGAAGAACCGCATAAAAAGGAGGATACAACCATGATTTACAGCACCTTCCATCGGGGGGGGGGGGAGGACGCTCCCCCTTGTAGCTACCCCCCTTTTTTTGGGGGGGGG